CCCTAAATAGGGCAGTTAATGTAGCCCAGGCCACATCAGATTTCTGTTGTGGTTCAAACCCATTAGCTGCCGCAAGGTCCAACAATTGTTTCGCCTTGTCGTCTTCTCCCTTTCCAAAAGTTACGAACACATTGTTTTTAATAATGTCTCCTAAATTTTGGTCACGAAGCCATGCATAGCATTGCTCTCTTCTTGCTTCATCTTTTGGAAGAGTGCATCTATATTCTTTTTTCACAGATACTTTAGATCCATCAGCTAATTTAATTTCTGATAGTCCTTGCTCTGCGAGTAATTCTGGAATTACACGAGAGCTGATATCATCAGCCTCTGCTTTCTTAGATTTTAATTGCTCTTCTAACGCAGCAATCTCATCTTCTTTTCGTTTCAACTTTACACATTCTTGTGCAACAGTTGTTACCTCTACATTGTCTAAAAGATCTTTTGAATCTTTTACCATTTCCTCTCTTATATCGAAGCTACCGCTTCCTCTAAACACTTTTACTTTGTCCATTTTATCCTTTCTGATACATATCCACCTCTAATGGATAATATCTATGTTCACGTTTGTCCCATTTCAACATATTAAACTGTCCGTTTGTTACATTAGATACAGTTGCAGTTGATATACCTATTATTACAGGATCTCCTACTGCAAGTAAATAATCTTCTTTGCGAAAATCTTGTAAATTTTTTTGCATCTTCTGCGTGTATGGTGCAGTAGAATATATTGCCTGATCTCTATTGGGCAAACATATTACAAGATAACCAAAGTCGGACGCACTTAATATATTTATATTAGGTGCTGGTTGTTGAACCACATAAACAAATCTCTCTTTAGGGTTGTTTTTATGAAACTCTAAAAACTCTTCTAAAGATTTTGGTTTATATAATTCAAATATTTTATTTTTCATTTCTTAGTTCTTGACATCTTATATAATAGTGTTTATATAATTGTCAACTAGAAAGTAGAAAAAATTATGAATTATAAATTTAAAACAAAACCTTACGACCACCAGATTACGGCCCTAGAAAAATCTTGGGATAAAAAAGAGTATGCATATTTTATGGAGATGGGTACGGGTAAATCTAAAGTGTTGGTAGATAATATTGCTATGCTTTATGATAAAGGTAAAATAAATGCGGCGCTAATTATAGCACCAAAAGGCGTGTATAGAAACTGGTATTCTCAAGAAATACCAAATCATTTACCTAGCCATATAGAAAACAAAACGGTATTATGG